ACCAGAATATTACTATAATAGAAAGAATATGTCTAAAATAGTTGGTTTGATTGTAAGACTTGCTGAAAGTTCTGCTGTAGCAAAAATAAATCCAAAAATTAAAGATTTTAGGCGTGGAGCAATTGATATGCTTTACTCAAAAATTAGAGAATCGGAAAAAGTGAAATGAATAAATTTACAAGATTAGCAAACTATTTTGACAATCAAGGTTTTTATAAAAGTGCAGATGCGATAGATTCATTTATCAAAAAAGCACAAGGTTTATCTTTTGTAGATAAACAGCCAGATTTAGCAAAAATTGAAAAGAGTAATAAAATTGCTAATGATATAGTTTATTACGCAGCATCAGTTTCTCAAGGTACAAAAACTCCAAGTTACGATCCAAAAAGTTTTTTTACAACGATTCAAAAAATAGAATCTATGAAAACTAATCCTGATGTAGAAAAAAACTTTCCAAATATTTACAATGCTTTAGATTCTGCTATAGAATTACTTAAGCAAAAATCTTTAGGGACAAATTCTGGTTCAGGCATTGAAACAAAGCCTGGTCAAAGTCCTGAATCTGCCCCTGTAAATCCCCAAAATCCGAATACTCCAACTGATGCAACAAAAGAAGACATTGAATTTGTAAGAAAAACTATCAGTAATATGAAGAGGTATATCGGAGATCTCAAGAGATGGCGCTCACAACAAAAATTACCAGCATATAAACGTGATAAATGGCTTTCATCAGATGAAAAAGTCCAAGAAAGAATTACGGCATACTCAATCCTTTTGGAAAATTCTATCAAAATATTAAGAAGCGAAAAATATCGAAAAGCAGTTCAATATCTCGTGTTTATAGGTGAATTTAATCCAGATACTGATATTCCAAGTACTGAATCAATATCTCCGGATGCGCCTGTTGAATCTGATTTAGAATTCATAAGAAAGACTTATATAGATATGAAAAGATTTGCTGAGTATGATATTCCAAGGCATCAAAGAGACCTAGAATTGCTTAATCCTGAATCGGAACAAAAAGAAATAAGAAAGAAAAAACAAATTATAAATAATTACCTTGCTTTAATTGACAAAGCAAAGCTTACTTTATCCAATCCTAAATATAAAAAAGCAGTTGATGAATTGATTAAGAGGGGAGAAATCTCTGTAGAAGATACTGAGGATGAAACACCTTCAGATGCTTCCAGTACATTACCTGGAGGCGCAAAATCAGAAGCAGGTAAAATAGTTGATGAAGCATTCCCGACGTACTCATCAAGAAGCCCTAAAAAAGACGATAGATTGCCGGGAAATAGATCGAGACAAGAAATATTATTCGATTATTTTAATAATACAAATTCATTTGATCCCAATGAAAAAGATCCTGCAGGGGGTCCTAAATTAGATATGAAACAATTAAAACCACCAGGTTTTTCATTTAGTTTACCAGGAATAGATAATTCTGATAAACCAATTATGAGATACACAACTCCAGTAAAATTTTAGGTATTAATGATATGAACAATAAAGTTATAGTAGCATCTCTTAGCAAAATTGCAAATGAACTAGATGCTTTGGGCAAGTTTGATGAAGCAAATGAAGTGACTCAAGTAATGGTAAAAGTCAGTCAAGCAACTACAGGTGCTGGCTCTGCAGTTGCAGGCCCAGGATATGCTGCTTCCGCTGATAGTCAAACTTACAAAGATTATATGGAAATTATTGAAGTGCACTTAGGTAATGGTGATGTGCCTTCAGCACAAGATATGTATATCAAAGGTTTGAAAAAACTTAAGACCGATGAAGCAAAAAGAAAATTTACTGCGCAATGGGAAAGAGCATTAAAAACAAGAAAACTAGGAAAGTTTACCGAAGAAAAACCTGAAACAGATGAAAATTTAGATCGATGGGTTAATAAAGCGGAAAATATTTACAAAGCCTATTCAACAAAATCCCCAGCAACAAGAAATATGACAAATGCTTTAGGGCTTTTATCTGATATTCTAAATTATCTACAAGAAATGAAGTTTAAAGCTGGAATAGGCACTGCATTAGAGTCCGCTGTTCAATCAAGATATGATAAAGTATACAAAATGATGGCAGATATAAGAGCTGGAAGAAATATCCCAACACCACAAGTTCCTACACCATATTCAAAAGTAACTGGATATCCTGCTAAAGATGTAAACCCCTTTGGAACAGGAAAGAGACTTACAGGTCCACAATTAAGTAATCAAGCTAATAAAGAAATTAAGGGAATCTAAATAATAAAGGAGACGAAAGTCTCCTTTATTATTTAACAGGAAAAATCGTGTTTTTTCTAGTAAAATTTACATATCGGATCAAACTATGAATGAAACACAATCAATCAATTACTTAAAATTAGCGCATAAATTAGATAAGATCGGTGAATATAAAATGGCCGATCAATATCTCAAAAAAGCGTCTATCCTTATGATGGCAATTTCTCTCAAAGAAGATTTAGAAGATGGTGTCAGAGCACTATATAATTATTTTGACGAAAGACAATTAACAAATTTACTCAAACAAACAAATATACTAGAACAAAATGGTGATGTATCTTCGCATCCAATCGATTACTCAGAATTAATAAGCAAGATATCTGATTTAGAACCAACATCTCCACCCGATATGCCAACAAGTTCAGGCAAAAATAATTATAGCAGTTTAGAAGAAGTAAAACAAAATTTATTAAAAACAGTAGAAACTATAGATAAATTCCAAATATCAATCTCACACGCACACGACATTCAAAGAGAACAACAAAAGAAATTAAAAGACTTACAAAGTGATACTATTGCTGACGAATGAAACCATACGACAACAAATTATAAATACTAAAATCAATAAACTGTAAAGAGCTATAGCAATCCTATAGCTCTTTCTTTTTTCCCAGTTATATTTATGTAAATAATAACCCGTAATCCACATCAATAATGCATACAAAAACCATTCAACAAGATTCTCACTACAAAATGCCCAGAAGAAATAAAAACAAAATTGAATAAAAAAGACTATTCTCACAATCTTCTTATACTAAACTTAACTTCTCTGCCCTAATAGTAAAATATCTACCCATCAATTTTCCATTTTTTATAGCACGAATTACTACAAAATTTTTACTGTCAGAAACAAAGTCATCGCAAACTAAACCAAACTCTTGTTCACCCTTACCATCTATCCACTTTACTTTTGCACCTACTAAAAATTTACGCTCTTCTACTAAAAGACTTACTCTACTTAATTCTTCAACTTGCTCTTCAGATAAAATTTCCATTTCACGCATCTTATCAATCAAAGAAGACTGATTAACTTTATAAGATGTAATTTGCTCATCTAAACTATCATTTAATTTAATTAACATCTTGCTGTCTTTATTTTGCTTAAATAATACATATAATAAAACTAAATTAACAACTACAGATAATACTAAGAAATAAATCATTTTTTTGCTCCCTTAAAACTTTTAGCAAACTTGATCATAGAAGAAACATTTTTCTTACTATACTTTTCTTGACCATAATTCTTAAACATTATATCCACAGTGTCAGACAAATTTTTAGTTTTTAAAGTTCCTGAATAAAAACTCTTTGCATCACCATGACAACTCTTGCAATAATTATTATAATCAACCTTAGAATCTATCAATAAAAATAAACAAAGCAAATTAATCATAACACTTCCTTCAACATCTTGAAAATTAATTTCCAGTTTTCTTTTCTTTTATTGTCATCTCTTGTATTATTAAATATTTCTATAACTTTACCATCAAATTTCACACTAATATAAGAATTATTGTCAAACAAACCATCTAATAAATCAAACTTACTACTATCACTGCAAAAGAAACCAACATAGCCAATAACTTCTTTTCTTCCCGAACAAACATCCCTAAATTCATCGTAAGAAAATGGTAATTCCCAGTTTGGATCATATAGATAATATTTGTTGCTGTTTTCGCAATTATTCATCCATAAACCCTTAGTCCTTATCTTCTTCTGATCAGAGAGCAAATTTTTCCAAGCCTTCTTACAAAAATTAAATGTACGTTTATGACCTTCACAACTAGGTAATGTCTTATAATCTTTAGCATTCAAGAAATTTACAATCTTACTTATTCCTGGATCTAAAGTTTCATCTAACTCTGTGTAATTATAATCAGACCCTTTTCTGTCTTTATAATAATACCAATAGTTATGATCTTCACTATAATACCAATCATAATCTTTTAACTTATCAACAGTAATAGGATTTATTCTCATACTATTATTTTATAAACAGGGATAGATTATTCCTAAAAAGTATATTTTATTATGGACAAAATACCAATATTAAATAGTTTATGCAAAGTGGCTGAAATATTAGAAAGAAACGATAAGATTCTTCTTGCTAATGAAATCAACTACACTATCACTAAATTAGCACAAAAAGAAAAAGATTGCCCAGATGCAACTCAAGATATAGAACTTAATCTTAAGAATAGACAAATTGCTATAAACAAGCACGGATATGGTCCCGCAGATCCTTCGCAACCAAATGATAAATTTTGGGCGAAAAAAATGAAGATGTGGAAAGTAGATGAACTTTCTGAAGTAAAAAATATGTTATGCGGAAATTGTGCTGCTTTTGACATAACAAGCAAAACATTAGATTGTATTGAGAAAGGTATTGGTGAAGAGGCTACAGATACCGTTAACGCTGGCAAATTAGGATATTGCAAATTCCTCAAATTCAAATGTGCTTCCAAAAGAACTTGTGATGCTTGGGTGACAGGCGGACCATTAACTGACAAAAAGGATAAAAGATGAATAAAAGACAAATTATAGCAAGCCTAAATAATATAGCTAATAAACTTGATGTTACTGGCTTATATAAAGAAGCTACATCTCTCACTAATGTAATGAAAAGATTAGCAGAAGAAGAAACTACAGAACGAGAAGAACCAAAATACGATTACACCACAGATAAACTTTTATATTCTACATTATCTGATTTTGGTAAAAATTATGTTGCTGAAAGACATCGAGAAAATCCTATTACATCTTATAGGGAATTAGACTCTGCTGTTGAACACGCTTTTAAAAATGGTAAGGGAGATTATATGTTCCTAAGCCCATTTGAACAAAGCCAAAATATTTTCACTCAAATAAGCCCAGATGTCGCAGAACTACTCAGAGGCTTGTTTATGATTAACAGAGGAATTGAAAACGATAAAACATTCGATAGCTTTAAAGGTGGTGTGTTTCCTGCACTGAAGAAAAAAATGCAAGAAAGACCAAGCACTGAAACTTTCGACATAACTACTGGAAACATTCCTTTTGAAAGAAAAACAACTGAAAAAAGTAATGACTATCATAAACTCTTAAGAAAAGCAAAATCATTAGTCAAAAAAATTGCTGGTGAATATTGGAATAAATCTGGCGCACAATCTTCTATGGACAATTTACTCAGATATATTCTTGATGATAGTCTTGTTCCTGATGAATATAAAAAAGAAGCTAATAGTATTATGGAAGAAGCACAAAGACTGCACGATGAACTAAAATCAGACGCAGCAAATCTACCGAAACTAGATAAAGATTTACCTAGATTTTAAGGAAATCAAAAATGAATAAAAGACAAATTATCGCATCTTTAAATGATATTGCAAATGAACTTGACAGTAATAGTTTAAATAAAGAAGCTAACACAATTACTGATGTTATGGTGAGAATAGCTGATGAATTTGACACGAGAGAAGATTTTGATGATAAACCTCCTGTAAACGAACAGAAAACTAAACCCTCAATCAAATCTAAATCCCAATTAAAAGAGTCTGCTGTCCTTAAAAAAACACTAGCTGAATTTGAAAGAAAAGTGGATGATATTTGCTCAAACTCAAACGATGCAAATGATGCAATGATTTTAATGTCAAATGTATATTATAGATGTTTGATTAATATTATCGATAATTCACCAAAAGAAAGACTTAAATTTGGTGATCGTGCTATGGATATAATGAACGATTGTTTGAAAAAATACAATCTATATTAATAAATATTCTGATAAAATATTAAACAAAAAAGGGAGAATAAAATCTCCCTTTTTTATATATCTAAAACTAATTGCTCACCTATTACTAATTTAGAACTACTCAACAAAAATTTATTTATAACTTCAGGAACTAGCTTTAAGTCCCAATAAGGAATACGAAGCAAACTAATACCATTGTTTCTTGCATAATCATTCTTTTTTTCATCACGAATCTTGAGATCCTCAAAATCCCTAATAGCCTTTTCCATATCATTACTGTAGGCTACTGGACGAAAATGATGCTCACCATCAAACTCTATCAAATAAGCCTTCCCATTATAAACGAAATAAAAATCGTACTTTAACTCATTAATGTGCACTAAACCCGGAAAAGTCATTTGCGTTTCATGCTCTATACCTAATTTATTCAGATGCTTCCTTACTGCTCTCTCACCCTTACTCTCACAACATTTAGGACAACCAGAACCACCTAAATGATTGTGAGGAGCCTGAAAAAATATTTTTTTGCATTTATTGCAAAATATTTTAACTTTTGTCTGTTTATTAACATAATCAACTAAATTGTAATCAAATCTATTACCATGTATTTCAATTGCCTTTTTAGTAAATTCTTCTTTTGTGTACTTCTTATATCCTGAACAAATTAAACATCCATTACCTCGTAAATGCGATCCTGGAGTTTGCAAAAAAGTATTTTTACATAAGTTGCAAAAAATAATTACTTTAGACAAAGAAGTTTTGTATTTAACCAAATCATAATTATATTTTTCGCCATGAATTTGTCTTGCTTTTATAACAAAATCTTCATTACTATATCTTTGTTTATTGCTAGAACAAACTCGGCAATTGTCAAATCTCCTTACAATTGATTCCTTGATATTATCACATTTAATGCACTTTATACGCCAAGTATGGTGATGGTCTAATTTCTTGCCTAAATAACATAATAATTCTACGCCACATTCTTTTGCCTTCAACATAGCTTCTTCTTTTGATTTAAGAAAATGATAACACTTTTTACATTTTTTATCATTGTTCAAATATCGCAAAAATACAACTGACTCATTTAAACAATTTAAACATCTGACCAAAAAACGTCTATCAATTGTTCTTTGTTCTTCACAAATAATTTCAACATTTTTTTCTTTAGCCCTTTGTAAAATTTCGTCCCAAGATAATACTGCCATAAATTATATATACGCCAAAATAATATAATCTGATACTAACAAACAACCTCTCCCCTAAACTCTGATAAATACTCTGACAAAAATACACTATCAAAGAATAAAATAATTTGTCAGAAATTTTATCAGACAATCTTGGCCAAAAATCTATATATATAACAAGGCAAAAAGGATGGTTATAGAAAATGGAAAACGATAAAATTTAAAGCCCCCCCAACAATCCTGGCCAAAATGTAGGGGAGAAAATTTAATACATATACCCCGGCAAAAAAGATACCTATTCTCTGGCAAAACTGTTTTTTCTCCATACCCCCACCCTAATCTTGAGCAAAAATTATGGGCAAGAATATCTTGACAAAAATTTATATATATACCCTGGCAAAAAGGATGGTTATATCTGGGGGAAAATAGAAAAACTTAATACCCCCCCCTATAGCCCCAAAATATAGCCCACGATTTTCTCACATATGGCCTTTTTTTTTGACGGGGGGAGCGGGAACCCAACGATTATTCTAACATACCCCCCCCACCACTCTAAAAAATGAGAGGAGAAAGAATAGTCTTACAAACAATAACGAACAAGAGTATCACTCATACATACAAGACTCATAGCAGCAAGACTACGATACTTGTCATCTCTAACAATAGGATGATCTAAATAACAGACATCTTCTCTGTATTTGGTTTTCCATAAGAACAAGGCTACTTCTCTCTCTACAATAATGATAGTACCCTTTTGTCTATCAGGTAACGAGACAACACTATCAAACCTTATAGGATTGAACTGTATACCATCTCTTACTATTGGATCTGATTTAGTCTCTTTTATCTTACACGATAGACCTTCTGGCATAATAGTTTCCCACTTGCCATCTATCATCAATGCTACAACGTGATCAGTCTTATTTATTATCTTTGCCATTTTTCCAAGCCATATACAAAAGCACAATCGTCCACATCAAGAAACATACGAATAATACGTTAGTTACAATTAGTAGTAAAGAGTTCATAAGATCCACCTGTCTGTTTGTTAGCTATATCAATCATTTCATCCCAGGTAGCCGTATAACCTATCATACCAGACAGTGCAGTAGAAATTGATTCCCAACTCCTACCCACCTTCTCATTTATAAACACTGCTAATTTATAGCCTTTGGATGTTTTAGCGTGTTTGCCAGTTAATGGATTGACATATAACCATACGTCGGAAATCATATTATCGTAATCAACTGGATATAATTCTGGCTCTGCATTGTTCATATATCTTTTATAAAATATCTTGACAAGTATATACATTGTGATATACTTCTAGTATGGATATACAAACAACCAACTACGGAGTCTGCATTGTAAAGACTGGCAGACATACAAATAATGGCAATCTTTATGTAAGCCTTGTACACGAGTGTGGAGAGCCAATCACAAACATCTCAACAAATATCATTCCACTTGTTGCAGAAGATGAATTTTGTGCAAACGTCAATAACATCACCCCATCTTTGTGGCAAGATATTTTGGCATCTGGATTTTTTCAAGCAACAGGTGACACTGTACAATCTGGATTCTGTGAATATCCAATCTACAAGCTTGTGAAACAAGTAGCATAATCATCAAATAAGAAGTATATCTCAAGAAAAAAAACTTGAGATATACTTTTAGTTGTGGTAAATCCACAACTGAAAAATTTTGTCAAATTTTATTTTTTCTTGACACGTATATACTTTGTGATATAATTAGGGTATGGAAAACACTACTATCCTTCAAGGTTTTGACATTATCGTTGACTATGGCAATTTTTATTGGGAAACTTTTCCAATAACAAAATTCTCTGAATCTGCTAACCTTGACGAAGCATTAGATAGCATTGAAGATGTCACAGGTAAAGACACAACAGCATATAGCATTAGTTATGAAAACAAAACAGTAACAATTGCTCTTGGTCGCTAATCATATCCCTTGACAAAAGTCAAGGGAT